TACAGTTTTAAGCCTTATCGATATATAAGCCGTCCTAATTAAGTTTAGAGTTTGCCAGCAGATCTTCAAATGGACCCACTCGCCTCTCGAACCTTTTCGGTTCCCCCCGAGCAAATTGACAACCCCCACGGTCGTGTGGCGGTTGGTCAAGTTTATGCTGCCCTCGCTGCGCCTGAATCCCGCGCGAGAGGAGGAGAAGTTCCATTTGCTGATGCTGCGCCACAGCAACCTCCACGTCGAAACCGCGCTGGGCGCGCGGCTTTCTTTCGTGGTCGTGGTATGGCCACAATGCCTGGGGCCAGTGCTGAGCTCCCAGAGGCAGTTTTCGTTGATGGTCCGGGAGTGCCCCCGGCCGGCTCACGCGAAAACCGCTCCAACCGTCGTCGAGCACCCGATCTGGCCCCGCCGGCTGCCGCATTTGCGGTAGACAGGGCCCAGCCCGGTCCTGCTCCTCCTCCCCCCCGACCCGCCGGACGGCGTAACCGGGCTGGGAGCGCCCCCAGAGTACAACGTGCTCCTGTGGTTGCCCGGGCTTTGCCTGCGAACCACCAATTCCCCGATGACTTTGATCATTGGGACGCTGATGCACAGGATGCATACTTCGCCCCCGGGGGGTTCCGCTGGAATGCGGTTCCCCCTGCGGCCCCTCCACCTCTGCCACCACTGGCCGAGGTGAGAGCGCGGCGCGAAGCTCCCCGTCAGCGAGTTAACGGGCGATCTCGCCCTAACCCCGCCGCGCCTACTGCGCCGCGAGAAGCCCCCCCTGCATTGGGAGATGACGCCCGCACTGTTGCTTCTGAACCCATCCCTCGCACTGTTCAGGACAACCGTCGCCGCCTGCCCACCTTCGACGTCCCCTTCGATTTTGATGAGGAAATGGCAGAGTTGATTCGCAAGCATTATCGTGTCGAACCGGTTTTGGTCAGCCGCTCCCCCCACACCCATGGTTTCATCGCTTTGGGTCGTGCTATAGCGGAGCGCTGGGTCTGCAATCAGCTGCCACGCACCGCCCGCATCCTTGATGTGGGCGGCAGCCCCACCCGCCACCACCGCAACCATCGCGACAACATTTGGTCTGCGTGCCCTGTTCTCTCTCCTAGAGATGCCGGCCGTGCCATGTCGTACCCTCGTACGGATGGTGGTGCGCCCATCAATTGGTGTGAGGAAATGGGTGAGGTTTGTCAGCATGGGCCTTTTCAGGTTGCTATTGCCATTCACTCCCTTTATTACCTCAATGCCAAGCAGATCTACACCATTATCGAGCGCACCACGTCCAAACGACTTTACGCTGTTGTCCACTCCTTCCCTGACATTAGCGGTTCTTTGATCGGTGGTGAGGCCTACTGGTACCGACCCAACAACACCGACGTCGTTTTTGAAGTCACCAACGAGCCGCCTTACCAACACGCCCACATTGACTGGATCGAGCGTGGCTACCTCTATGTCCCGGACCGCAACGACATCATGATCGTTGCCAAACGCCGTGATATGTTTGGTGACCATCACATTTACGAGATCCAAATTACCGCACGTCACGAGATGGAGAATGCGATCGCTACTTATCGTCTCGCTTTGAGTACGCCTGATCGCAACTACCCCATGCTCGCCCTTCCCCCGATGGCTTATCCCACGGAGCGGGGACTCGTTCCCATTGAGTTTGAGACTATCAAACTCGACCGTGTCCTCCTCTTTCGTGGCGTCGCCTTTGTCTTCGGCACAGTTGAAACCAGCGTCCCCTTGTCTCGACACATCCTTGGGGAGCTGTCTGGCTTCGCTGCTACGAAGAACCGCGACGGAACCACGTATAAAGAGCTTCATACCCGCGCTCGAGACGCCTACTCCAAGCGCGCTACCCACATGCCCGAGATGCTTCGTGCGGAAGCCGCCCTCATCACCGCCATGCTTGCCATGTCTCAGACTGTCGCCTTGGAAACACAGCTGATTGCTCACGGTACGCGCATTTGGGGTGACTTGTGGCGTGTGCAAGCTGACATGGTTCGCTCTTTTGCCCCTACCTACAACTTTGGCGGACTCCTTTTCAGCCTCACCCTCATTGGCGCGGGTGGTTTGGGTGTTTTGGCACTCCAAACCGGTTTTCGCGGTATTAACGACATCCGATCACGTATCCCTTCCCTCCACGCCCCGCCCGGCCTTCCCGCTATCATCCCAGGTTGGCGCCCGAATTTCCCCCCTTCCCCCACCGGTGCCCTTATCCTTGGGAGGGAGATTTCCAATTATTGGCTTTATGCTATTTTTGGTGCCCCCTTCCTAGAGGAGAAGGTGAAACGGTTTTGGGGTTACTACTATTCTAAGTGGTTCGGGATTGAGCGCCCTTACGCCGATGCGTATTCGGGGCTCTCTTTTGGGTTGTATGAGTCGTGTGAGCGCGCTGGCCTGTTTGACGTTGGTCTCAACCCTGCTCACGGACGTGCCGCCTGGATCACTCACCTCCCGGTTGTTTTCATGCATATGGCATGGGCTGCTTGCCCCCTCCCGATTGGCGTTTTTGCACACATGCTGAACAACGCCACCGCCTGTGTTATTCAGGTCTGGCAGCCCGAACTCGTTGCTTGGCTCACGGAGGAGTTTGTCGAACGGAGCCGCATCGCCCCCATCCTTGCTGAGCTGCCTACTGCCACCTTGTACGCAAATGCATCCCCTGCTGCACAGTTGTATTTCGCTGGCCTGGTCGCACAGCATGGCATTGGCGCGCTTCGTCTCATGTGGTTCTTGTGGTTCGACCGTTGTGCGCCCACCACCAACGAGGACATCCACTATCCCCCAGCTCTTTATTTGCCGGGTGAGACGGAGGTTGCACCGAAGAAGTTCTCCGAGACCACCAACCCGGATGAATCCATCTTCCTCGTGTTTCAGCAACCCTTTCGCGGCCGCAAACCACGCCTCATGTTGCGCACAATTGGCTTTGACTACCTCGTGCCTTCTTACTATCTTGGCACCGCCACCACCGAGGAAGCCGCCATCACCCAACGACTCTTGATTGAACGCCCCCCCCCAAACCTCGCCGCATGGGCTGAGGCGCACGCGCTTTACGACGCCTCTGAGCCCCGCCGTCTGCTTGAAGCCCCGGGGCCTCTTGTCTACCGCGGTCGGGTTGCCTTCGAACGTTGGCTCGCCAAATATCAGTCCGCACGCCGTCGCGCTGCTATCTTGGCTGAGGTTGATGCCCACGATGGTGGACCGCTTTCGAAACGGGACAACCGCCGTGCCATTTTCATCAAGGGTGAGATCCGCATGGAGTATGTTTTCGATGAGCACACTCTCACATGGCGCAAACTTGGGACACCGCGTTCCATTATCAGCAGCAGTTACATCCGCCTCTCTCGCACCGGCCCCTTCTTCTATAGTATGGGTCTCCGGATGCAAGAAGCTTGGACTGGAGAAGCCTGCATTCTGTATGGCGCGTGTTCATGCGAGGTGCTCGGTCACTGGTTCACCTATTGGTTTTTCCGCCTTGGGCCGAATGTTTGGTTCCTGATGTGTGACACTGTCCGCCAAGATGCCAACTACAGCAAACCTGCCATAGTGGGCGAGCGTCGCCGTTGGAAACGGTTGGGTTTGCAGGGCAAAGCTTTATCAGCCGTCACACAGGGTGAGCGCTTCACCGGGCTGTCCATGAATGGTTGGATGGCCAAAGTGGAGTTCCGGCGTGCATCAGGTGACGCGCAGACGTCTGTCGGCAACACCGAAGAGAATGCTGAGGTGACAGTGTTCAGTTGCAAGACCGACGAGCGACCGATGACTATTGGTGAAGACACGGCCGCTGCCGTGTCTGGCGATGATCTCAGCATGCTCACTGACGTCGAGCCGGACATCAAAGACTTCTGCCGTCGTTCCGCGTTGCTGGGCTTTCCCGTTGAGGCTACCATCTCCCAAAATCTCTGGGACTTTGAGTTCTGCAGCAAACTCATGTACCCCAGTGCAGATGGCTTTATTCCCGCCCCGAAGTTAGGGCGGATGATCACCAAGTTTGGTTGGAAGATCGAGAAACCCTTTGAGGATCTGCGATCCGTTGCGTCGGTGTGCCTTGACGACATGTGGCATGTACCTTTCGCACGTGAATTTCTCCAAACCATCTTGAGAGTACTACCCGTTACGAAACGGCGCAAAGTGATCCCAGAAGACGATTACAAGATGCACGTGGCCCGCCGCCACGAGACGTCCCCAGATGTGTGGCCGTTTCTCGAAAACAGATACGGTCTGACCCGCGCCGACCATCTGCAGTTTTGCGAGTTACTTACCCAGGTACACACCTTTCCGGTCGTCCTACGCGTGGCGTGGGCTCCTAGGATTCTCCGACGAGACTCCTAGTGGGTTCGTGTTTGTTTTACAGACTCCTTGCTTCCTCTTTTGATTATCTCGAGTGTTTTAGTGACCTTCGTTTGTTATTCCTTTGCCTTCCACCTTTCGTATTATTGTACTATGCCTGTTACCAAACAGAGAAATCGTCGCCGCGCCCCTCGCCGCGCGCAGAATGTTACCTCGAACCAGATTACTGGGAATGGGGACTTCAAGATCCCGAAGTCGGTCCGTAACGCCATTCGGACCGCCGCAACCTCGGCCGTTGCTCGCCAGGTTGTCTCGGGTGCCGGGACTGCTATTGGTGCTCGTTTTGGCCAGCCTGATCTGGGCCGTACTTTGGCAAACAAAGCATATACTCGCCTGGTTGGGTCAGGTGATTATGACATGCGTGCCAACTCCCTCATTACCCAGACCTCTTCAGGCCCTGTGATGCCAACTTTCGCGCCGGATGGTCGGCGTGGGATTAGAATCCGAGAACGAGAGTACATCGGGGACATCATCTCCGGCCCGTCAATCGTTGGAGCCTCGACTGCGTTCAACAACACGTCCTTCGTTGTTAACCCGTCCAACTCTACGACGTTCCCCTGGTTATCGCAATTTGCCAACAATTTTGATCAATGGGAGCCGCATGGCATTGTCTTTGAGTATGTCAGTACCTCGTCCAACTACAACGGGACTTCCCAGGCCCTAGGTGTGGTTGTCACCGCTGCTGACTACGACTTTGCTGATCCGCTCTATGCGTCAAAATCCGAAATGGAGAACTCCGGTTACGCTATTTCCACCGCTGCCAGTGCCTCTATGTTGCATGGCATCGAGTGTGCCGTAACTGAGCGACCCTCCCGTGTCCTCTACACCGGTACGGGTTCAGGTAGTGATACTTCCAACAACTTGCACAACCTTGCCCGATTTCAGATTGCCACTCAGGGTATGAGTGTGGCGAATGTCACACTAGGTGAACTGTGGGTGACTTATGACATCACGTTTTACAAGAAACAACTTGTACCCGTCGCGTCTTTGCGCCCGTACTCTTTCTTCACCTCTACCACTGACCTTCTCCTCGCGGAAAGTCTTCTGTGGCACTTCACACCAGTCCACAACGACCTGGGTCTCCTCTTCGATCTCAATGAGGCCCAGATTCGTATTGCCTTTCCCCCCGCGATCACGTCTGGCACTTTCTTGCTGACTTATAGTTTCCATTCAGACGGCACCACTGACGCTGCCACCGTACCTTTCGGTGGATCCTTCAACGTCAACATCACGTTCCCTTTTGAGCATGCCTCAACTGTTAAGTCCGTTGTGACTACAGGTGGAACCTGGTGGAATTGGTGCGGCGTTTTCGTCGTGACTGGATCGAACGCCTTGTTGGACATGGGCCCTGCCCCTGCCCTCATGAGCGGTTCTCGGTCCCTCAACATCTTCCAGATCAACCCGGCCATTGAGACAGAGGCTGCTTGATCTGCCTAGCGACATCCCGCGCTCTCCGCGGAGGCTTCCCGTGCTATAACGGAGTTACGGCTAACACACCCTTGACCGTCTTGGGTGAAAAGACTAACGCTCTTTGCCTTGTGAGTTCTTTGCTACGTTGAGTAGCCCCTCTAGCGCCGCCTTAAAGAAATTGCTAGGGGTTAAAACGGTCCAGCTGCCACGTGTTTGACGTGGTTTCTCTCTGAGAACCCTGCTC